ACTTGTAATACGACTGTACCAGCCGCACTACCATATCCAATTTGTGCACTTCCTGCTTGAAGTTCACCAGCTTGACAATCGACATTTCCAGCAGTTGCAGTAAAACCCCCAGTCGTTGCAGTAAAACCAGTTCCAGCGGTAATAGTAGCAGTCGCTGTTAAATCTGCCGCACTAATAGTTCCAGCCGCTGCGGTAATATCTCCAGCACTTGCTACAATATCACCAGCACTTGCTGTAATAGTTCCACTGGCGGTAATAGCACGACTAATTGCTAATGGATTTCCAGCTGCAGCACTAATAGAAAAATCAGCATTAGTTCCAGATGGGTCTCCAACTTGTAATACGACTGTACCAGCCGCACTACCATATCCAATTTGTGCACTTCCTGCTTGAAGTTCACCAGCTTGACAGTCAACATTTCCAGCAGTTATAGTAATACCCCCAGTCGTTGCAGTAAAACCAGTTCCAGCGGTAATAGTAGAGGGAACTGATATATCAGATGACCATAACATATCTGTACCAGCATCTGCTTTTACCAAAACTTGCCCTGGGGTTCCAATACTATCCGCATTATCAACAATGTCCGTAGCTTGAATTGCACCAGAAAGTAATAAAACTCCACTATCAACACTTGATAATGTGATATTTCCAACACCAGTTCCGATAAGAAGACTTGACACAGATAAGTCGGCCGTTCCATTTTCTAATTCTGGTAGAAATGTGGTATTACCACTTGGTAAAATTGATTTTGCAGCCATCTTTGAAAAATATTAAATTTGTTTGAACAAAATGAAAAATTAATAATTATGTTTTATTATATAATACATATTATTCTTTTTCATAAAAAAAATAATTTAATTAAATTATTTATACATAATTCTTTTTCGTGTTTTTAATATTCCTTGACCTATCATTTGCGACTGGTCAATTCTATCTAATATGTCAATTTTATGTTCAGTTAATGGGTTTGCACTTTCTGCCGGTATTAATACATCGTGGCCTCGTTTTGTGCCGTGTAATCCGACACTTACAACATCACCAGATGATCTAATATTATACTCGTTTTTTAATGGCTTTTCTCCTTTATATGCTGGATTTAATGTAATTATTTCTTTGCTATTTTGCCCTAAATCCCTTCCGAGCTTTGCACCCTGTGAATGACCGAGGGTTGACACATTTTGAGCACCATATTTATTTTCAGTTGCGGTTTGTAATTTTTTTCCCTGTTTATACCTATCAGTATATTTATATAATCCCATTGCATAAGCGGCGTTGTTTCCCCAGTCCTTGACACTTTCTAAATAAGTGTCTCCGCTCGTTCCTTTATGTGTTAATACGGCGTGGTTTTTATCTGGATCATAATAAACAGAACCATATTTATTTGTTAATTCTGAGTCTAAATTATAAGTATCAATTTGTTTAGGTGCTTTTTTACCAGCATACGAAGATTTAAAAAATTTAGATAAATTGCCTACAGATATTTTACCGCCGCGAGTGGCTTTTTTTTTTAATCCTCTACCGCTCGTGCCTTCTATTGCTGATGGTAATATTAAACTTGCTTGTGATGTTATTGATTCGGCCTTTTTAGCGGCGGCCTTTGCCTTTCTTGCCTCTGGGCCTTTTTTTCTACCGACTGCAGAGCCTGGGGCTTTACCTCTACTATATTTTGCCCCTGGTGCCGATTGTACTGATGACACACTTCTACTTTCCCAGTCTTGTATTCTCCTTGGAATACTTCTTTGTGTATATGGTACATCTTCGGCCTCCGAACTTTGAAATATAAATTGTTCATATCCTTCTTCTTGAGGTAAAAATGCTTTTTTTGGCCTTCCCATTATTTCAAAATTAGCATCATTCCGTTCATATTCATCTCTTAATGCTTCATTATCATAATCGTGTTCTGGTGGTTCATAAGATGGAACTGCCTCGCCTATTTCTTCTGGTTGCATTCTATAATAATTTATTTCTTGCCTTCCAGATGCAAATTTATTATATAATTTTGCTGTGCTTGGATTAACCCCAGGCAATACCTCTATAATTTCACTACCATATGCAAATCTTGGTCTAATTTGTTCATATCCACTAACCTGACTTCCAGCAAATGGCATAAAAAAACTTCCAGCATCTACATCTTTTGGAGCAATTCTTGATGGTGTTAATTCTGATAATGGCCTTCTTCTCGATGGTCTAACATATGGAACCGATTCAGATGCTTCGTATCCCTCATATTCACCGATTTCGCCTAATAATTCCGCAATATCTTTTTCAGTTAATGGCCTTTCAGTTGTATCTTTTATGATCTTCTTTTGATTTTGTAAAACTTTATAAAAATCTTCGGCATCTAATACATCTTTAGGCTGTGGTCTTGTCTGTTTATACAAATCTTTATACAATAATTGTTCATATTCTTTTTTATAGTCTACTTTTTTCTGTGTATCTGTTATTGGTGGCTTGACTACCTTTTTTCCTAATTGTTTAGTTAACTGTTTTGCTGGTATATATGTTTTTTGAACAAATCCACCAGATTTTTTAGCATTATCAAAATTTAGAATTAAATCACTTAGTGTTTTTTTCGGCATATTTTTGGTCAGCTTTTTGAAGTCTGAAAAAACCGCAGGTTTTGTAAGACGGTAAAAAGTGTTTTTTAAAAAAAAATAATTTATTATATTATTACAAAGATAATTATTTATGATTTATTAAATTAATATGGTATGTTATTAGCCTTTACATAATGAGATGCTTGAGGTAAGCTCATACCGTGCTGCATCATTACCTGACGAACAATTGCACCCCTTGCTTGATTTTTAGCACGGCCTACCGTTTCTCGTCTTGGTTTCTTTACTCCTCCTAAAAGCACACCGCCTAACATAGCACCAGGCATTGCTCCAGACATTGGCCTCATCATACCGAAACCGCCCAGACCGCCCATAAGTTTTTTAGCCATTGGTGCTCTTTTTGCTTGTGCCGCAATCGTTGCTGCATGCATTATTCGAGGATGCGAGGCCATAAAATTACTCAATAGAGGATGTTGCTTTCTTTTTGGAGGCATTTTGATTTTGATTTAATTTAATGTGTGAAAGATAAAAAAAATTAATTGTTTTATTATATTATTATGTATATTTTTTTTATTAAAATAAATATTAATTACTTTTTCAAAGAAAAAGTATATCAAAAAGAAGCGATGCCTATGCAATGGCATTTACATATAATTTTTTAATAATCCTCGAACTTTTCCCCTATTCATTTTTCCTGCTCCGAATGTCTCAATTGCACCGACGGCCTTTTGACTTAGTGCCTTTCCGACTGGATCTAAATATGGTTTCATTGCATTCATAAAACTTGACCAACTTCCACCAGAATAACCATTTGCGGCCATTGCATTTCTTACAGAATCATCCGTTGAAGAACTCAAAGCAGGAGCGCTATCATACATTTGTTTAGTAATACCAGCGCCGACTTCCAAATTAACAACACCCCCAAATTCAATAGTGCAAATGCCAGGAGTAAAAGCGGCAACATATAATTGACACGAATCACCAGGGTATGCCGTTGACCAATTAACAGGAGAATTATTTGTAATAGTAAGATTGATTTGAAAATTAACTTGCGATGCCATACCGACGCAACTACTCTTTGGGAGTGATAGATCACTACTTACATCGAGTATAAGGGCACCGCCTCCGTATTGATAATTTGAGGCAGAACCAGATGAAACTATAGGAAGGCCAGACCATTGAGGATAAGAAGTATTTGAGCCGTTTTTCTTGCATAGGTTATATAGTTGAATTGGTTGAGCATTAGTTCCGATAAGATTTGACCTTTGAGCAAAATTAACAGAAACTCCAGAAATACTAAAATTAAAATCAGGATAAGATTTTGTCTGGTCATTTAGTGCGGATGGTGGAGGCATTGCCCATATTGCAAAATGTGATGGAATATATGAAAATTGTAAAACATTACTACTTGTAGGAGAAGTTGAGCCATTTCCAGCAATTGTAAAACCGCTTGATTGAATTTGGGTATTAGTGTAGTTGTAAGAAGTTGGACGAACAGAATTTAATAAACTATCTTCAAATGGTGAAATAATATCAAAGAATAGCTGTTGCGATGTAAAATTACCGACAACTGATGTAATAGTAGAATCACTTGCAGGAGCCCACGAAAGCATACGCGCCAGATTGTTAAAAGATAAACTAACAACAACATTTGACAAATTGAATAGGGATTTCTTAGGATTTTTAACACCAGTATAAGTAAAAGGAGAAACCATAATAGGCTCAATAATTTGAGCGGATACAGTCATAGATGTCGCACTATTTACAGTAATTGCGGTAATTTGTCCAGTTCTTGAAGAGTTGACATATTGAGAATTTGGAGATGATATAATACTATCAAATGGTGAATTTGATGCACCTATTGCTGTTGAATAACTTGAATACAAATCAGGGGCGGATGGAAAAGATGAGAAATCAGCATTTGCGACAGATGAATCAACATTCCATTGTGTAAATAGTGGTTGATATAATGAAGTATTCATACTTACACCATTTGTTCCTAAATTTACATTGCAGGATGTAATGCAGGAATTTAGTGGAAATGCTCTTAAGGAAATTGCATTATAATTTTCATATTCAGTTAGATTAGTTCCAGTAATTTGAAATGTAATATTAAAGGCCATAAAAATTTCACGACTCAAACCTTGACCAGGTGGGACTGAGATATTAAATGTAGGATTAACAGAGGCGGAACCACTGACTTGCAAATTATTGAATTGCACCGATGGGACAGATTCAGAAAGAACCAAAACAGGATCTTCGTGAATATTAATTCTCTGGTCAATTGCTTTTGCGATACGGATAGTCTCGGACATCTTTTTGCTAAATTTATTAGAAATTCAAAGAAAATTTAAAAAAGAATTATGTATTATATTTATAGCAGAATATAAATTCAAAAAAAAAATAATTATTTGAATTATTTACTGGAGAATTTCAACCTCAAAAAATGGCAGTCGCCTTAATAGTTTTGTAGCCCTATATTCGGCTTGATATTGTTTATATTTTTGAGGATCATTATAACTTATAACTTTTTCTTTAGGTTCTTTATTTGCTTTTTTTTCCGCATATAATTTTTTCTGATATTGTTTATTATATTCATTTACTTTCTCCCTATTTCTCTTAATCCACGCTTTAGTTGCATTACTCCGTTGAGCCATAACCTTTTTATATTTTTCTGCGATTAATTCTAATTCATCTGACATTTTTTGATATCAAAAATAATTTTTTAAAATTATTATATATATATATTTATAATTTTTTATTTAATTGAAAAAAAAATAAATATTTCTTTTTTTTATCTAATTGCCTTCCACCATTTTTTTATACCTTTATCCCATTGATAGCCTTCATTTTTTGCCGTATCTTTATCAGCAAATGAAAAATATTTAGTTGTGTATTTACCTTCTAAAAATAATTTTTCATCTTCAATTTTTTGCATTTTTTTTTGTTCTCTTTTTTCAACAAATGCGGCAACATCATCGATAATATAATCTTTGTATTGTCTTACAAATTCAGGCTTAAAAATTCTACGAACTCGCCATAATTCATTTTCATCATCCCATTTTGCACCACCTGCTTTTATTTCATCTTTCATACTATAAGAAAAATCAAAATATACATATGGCGATGTTTCTTTTTTCTCACATTTAAAACAAATATTATATTTTATTCTTTTATGAACTTCATTACATTTTTCACAAAATCTCGTAAATCCATTAGGTAAAAACTTTTCTATACAGCACGATCCTACAATTAAAATTTCATCAGGTAAAGAATCAATAGAAGGCCTAATATAACAATTATATAATATTTTAGTATTACAAATACATAATTCATTATATTCTGGAAATGGTGTATCTGGATAACATAATTTATAATAATTATAATGTTGATTATGATTACCACCGCAATAAATATAATTTTTGATATCTTCAAAATCCATATTATATTTTTCACTTAGGCCATTCAAAAATTTTGTGGATAAATCCATTTTGAAAAAATATATTTTATTATTTGATATATATTTATAACTTTATATTTTTAATTAAAAAAAATAAATAAACAAAAAAAAAATAATTATGGAATATCGCATTTTATTAGAATATTGACCACATCATATATTCGCCATTATATTATAAAATATTATTCTTCTAAATCAAAATATTTTACTAATTTATTATAGTCAAATAATGTTAAATTTCCTTGTTTTTCTTTTTTTGTTGATATTCCATCAATCCTCAAATTCTTAATCGCAATTATTAATTTTAATGCCGTTGTTTCGTATTGAATTCTTTGATTTTCCTTCCACGCATTAAATTCATTAAAAATTTCATAAGATGATAGCTTTCTTGGTTCATTTCTTGGTGCTGTAATAGTTTGTTGAATATAATGTTTCAACCACATTTCAGGCTTTGAAATTGATAACTGTTTTAAATCCTGTTGATGCTCTGTATTAGGTTCTTCCATTCTATGGAATTTATCTAAATCTGGCAATGATTTAAAATATTCATAAAATGTTTTAATACAATTATCATCTGGTAAAATTTCATCATTCCATTTTGTAAAATAATCAAAATTTCCGATTAGTTCATCCGATGATCTAATAATAATATTTCTTCTATCATCTTGCTCAATTCTTAAGGGGTCAAAATTATTAGTTGTAATCATAAAATGATGAAATGAAATTATATCAAATTGCGCTTTGCCTTTTTCATTAATTGTTAATCTCTCATCTGTTTGCAATGCTTTTAATCTACTTTCCGCATCCATAACATCCTTTTTACTTAACTCATTTAAATTTACAAAATAACAATTAGACATCATTGAATTAAAATTACCCCATACATCGCGGCTCGGTGTTGATGTTTCAAAATATTTAGAACTTCCTAACATTCTACTAATAACTTTCAGTAATGTCCCTTTTCCTGCACCCTGTTTAGAAATAAGTGTAGGAGTTTTAGTTTTTATGGCTGGGTATTGTATCATTTGTCCTATCCAATTTGTAAGCCATTTTGCAGTTAGTTCATCATTATCACATAAAATTAATATATGTTTTAATAATAATTGCAATTCTTCTTCTTTATGTTCATATTCTTTTACTTCTTCCATCGCAAATGGTCGCCATAAATTAAATTTATTTGATGGACAAACTAAAGGAGGTGGATAAATTTCTACTTCATCATATTTTCTAATAAGTGGATTATCATTAATCCATTTTAAAATAAATTTATTAGGTAAATGTCTATAAGATGCAATTAATTGCGATTCTGTCATAAAAATATATTTTTTATCTTCTGTGATTTTGCAATACATACCAGAATTAATAATTTTGAAATGTGTTAATTCAAACTCAGTAAATGGGTATTTTTCTTCTTCGGCAATTAATTCTTTAGGTTCAACCGCGTATGATAATTCTTTAATTATTAATTGCATTTCAAAATTAGTTTGAATTGTAATTTCTTCTTCAATAGGTTTTAAATCTATATTAGAAAATTCTTCAATAAGAATTGCTAATCCATCAAATGATAATATTACATTTTTCGGCCTTCCTAATTTATTATAAATAATTCCTAAAATATGATCTTCAATACTTTGCAATAATAAACTAACAACTGAACCTTTAGGGTTTTTCTTTTTGAGTTTTTTGCATAATTCAAATTCTTTAGGATTTTCTACAATAATAGTATTACCAATAATTTTTAATTCATTTGTTAGTGCAGTTATATAATCACTTTCTTCTAATGTTGCATCTAATTCTTCATCCTTCTTCCACGTATTAAAATTTCCATAAAATAATAAGATAATAAATAATTTTTTAGCTTGGTCTCTATCAACATTGTATAAATCTTTGACCGCTTGTAATAATTCATCTCTATTATTAATATATTTATCTAATTCTGGACATTGCATATTATTAGATTTACATAATTGCTGTAATATAGTTGCGTGGCAATTTACCATATCAATATCTTGATATCCTGCTTGTTTCATTAAAGTATGTCTAATTGCTTTTCGCATACAACCTAATGACATACTTTTTGTTGCAAAGTTTCTACCAAAATTATAATCAACTTGCTTATAAGCAACCTTAACACGATTTCTTAAAATCTTTTTATCATAATTTTTTAAAGTTGTCATTTCTTGCTGATCTCTAATTAAATCACTATCAATAATTGCAGTTAATAAATCTTTGCTGACATTTTCTATTGTGTCTAGTCCTGATAATGTGCTTTGATAATTTGAAATTTTTAGGCTCAACTTTTTTGACATTTTTAAAAAATACTTTTTAAAGAAATTAAAAAATTTTGAAAATTATTATTTGATATATATATATAAAATTATATTCTTAATTGAAAAAATTAATTAATTAATGTTTGATATATTATAACATTTATAAAAATTTTGAATAATACTTTTATAAAATACTTTATAAAATATTTTATAAACCTTCCACCTTTTTTATAACCTTCCACCAAACCCTCCACCTTTTCTATAATGGCTTAAAATCGCTTAATAAAGGTTTATAGTATGTCTATATATTATTACTATTATTATTATTCTTATTATTAAGTTATTATTAAGATTAAAGAGAGTATAAGAATAATAGATAAACATAATATACCATCTTATTAAGCGATTTTAAGCAATTATAAGAAAAGGTGGAGGGTGGAGGGTTGTGGAGGGTTTTTCAAAAATTTTTATAGAGAAAAAATAAAAATAAAAAAAGATATGAAAAAAAATATATATTTTATAGTGAATAAAAAAAAAATACATCCAAAGGCCTCCACCCTCCACCAGTTTTAATATACTTGCTTTAAATGGTGTAATATTAACATAGACGAAAAAAAAAGGTGGATGGAGGGTTTAAAAAATATGGAGGCTTTAAAAAATTATAGGATACCACCCTAAAATTAATTTTATTCCTTTTTTTTTGTCAATTTCTTTTGTCGTATAATGTGTATATTTATTAGGATTAGTTTGCCTGAATCTGTAATATTGTTCTTTTTCATCTATTTTATTATATTTAAATCCGTGTTCATATAACCAATCAACACATTGCCGCGGATTCATTTTATTCTTTTTAAAGATCACACTTTGAACTTCTGATACTTCCATTAAGCTTTTACCAAAAAAAAATATTACTTATATTTATGTAATTATATTAATTTTAAAAGTATTTAAACTGGATTAAATCCTATTTCTTGAGTGCCTGTAGGGGTAATAATACCGAATTTACTAATAGCAAATTCTACAGTATTAATAACACTCGCCGAATTAGTAGAAATCGCAAAGAATAGGATTTCTTCAGTAGGTAAAAATGGGCCGACATTTGAACCTCCGACTGGTGAAAGTTCCATATTATTTAATGTTTGTCCATAATGTGTAGGGGTAGGACAACTACCGCTTAAATCTGAAAACATACAGTAGCGAGTATTAGCAATAGGTTGAACTGATTGATTGAAAATATAAACTCGTTTAGAATGATAAAAAGTTAAATCCCCAGGTTGAGGCTTAGTATAAATTACGATAAAAGGCGAATTATCATTACTAATAGTTAGTCCGTTGAATATATACATATACAAACCTAATACATCAGCTACGGTCATACCATTATCAGGACCCATATACCAGTTAATTTTATTATTTGAAGCAAAACTATTTCGGAAGTACCATGCAGGACTGAAGGCATAAGTATTTACCATAGTAGTAGTAGGGGCTAAGGCTGGTCTTCCATCTGCAAATATTGCTAATGAAAAATTTTGTAAAATTAAATTAGTTTGCTTAATTTGCAATTCTGATATTAGACTCTCTACAGGTTGTAAAACTGGCACACCATTAAATGTCAAATTAGATGTTGATAATATTGATATATTTGCTCCATCATTTAAAGTTAATGTCCCAGCAGTTGCATTTAATTTTGCCGTCTCAATAGTTCCGTTATTATAATACAATGATGATAAATCACTTTTTGAATAGATATTTTCACCCTGATTACTCATTTGTATTGTTGGATTATTATCTGGAACCTGTAAAGATAAAATTGAATTAAGTCCTTTACCTAGAAAACATTTGCTATAATTATTTTCATATGTT